AATGCGCTCACGCTTATAGACTCCCTTCTACACCACAGCTAGTGGTTAATGTCTGTCACTACAAATGTGCAAATATTCTCTTTGACTGATGATAAGGGCAATACAGAAGGATGTCCTCTTCTGGCCGTTTTCTGCCTGATGCAACAGGCAGCTATGGGTCGGACGCAGCCACACAGCAGGTGGGCAACCAAGCTGGCGCCTGCAATCCAACCGAAAATCGAATCAGAACAAACCTCCCAACGCCGCCGGCTCCCAGTTCATGATCACAAGCTCACCACTGACCTCGGCTTTTCCCTGCCGCTGGTTGCCAGTGGTGTAGCGAATATCCAGGGTCTCGAAGTGAAAGTCCTCGAACACCCGCCGGATATCCGGGTGATCGTTGATGCTGACCATAACCTTACCCTTGCAGCGCCGCATGAAGTCGGCCATCCGTTCGTAGTTCTCAAACGGGAAGTCGACTCCATAGCCGGCGGTCTGCCAGTAAGGCGGGTCCATGTAGTGGAACGTGTGCGCACGGTCGTACCGCTCAGCGCAGTCAAGCCAGGGGAGGTTTTCGACGTAGGTGCCAGACAGACGCTGCCAGGCAGCCGAGAGATTTTCCTCGATCCGCAGCAGGTTGATGGCCGGGCCAGTGGTGGCGGTACCGAATGTCTGACCGCTGACCTTGCCGGCGAAGGCATGGTGCTGCAGGTAGAAGAATCGGGCGGCACGCTGGATGTCGGTGAGGGTTTCGGGGCGGGTCATCTTCTGCCACTCGAACACCTGGCGAGAACTGAGCGCCCACTTGAACTGGCGCACGAACTCTTCGAGGTGGTTCTGCACGACGCGGTACAGCGTCACCAGGTCGCCGTTGATGTCATTGAGGACTTCAACCGGTGCGGCCTGGGGGCGCATGAAGTAGAGCGCGGCTCCGCCGGCAAAGACTTCGACGTAGCATTCGTGGGGTGGGAAGAGAGGGATAAGGCGATCGGCCAGGCGGCGTTTGCCGCCCATCCAAGGGATGATGGGTGAAGACATTAAGAGCAAGACCTTTACTGTAGGGATTAACAGGCACTAGACTCGCCGCGCTTTGTGCACAGAGCAGGAGCCTTGGCTGGCCTTGCAGGTACGTTCTGCGGGGACAGCGACCGGGATGGATGTTGACGCATGCATCCCGGTCGCTCCTTTCACTTCAGTGTTGAGACTTCTTTTACATAGGCCTGGCAGGCTGCCAGGGCGATCAGTCCTTGATCGCCGTCGTCGGTGATTCCGATAATTCGTTGAGCATGCGCTGGGTCAAGTCGGGCTCGTGCACTTCCATGAACCACGCCGCTGGCGGCGGTGGTGGCAGGCACTGCACAGCCAGTGGCTGGATCCGTGGCGTCGAGTAGGACTGACAGCCGAAGGTCAGCAGTGGCAATACGATCACGCAGGCGAACCTGGTCGTTCCGAACATTTTTCAGCTCCTGGTAATGGGATTTGTCGGCGGCAGCCAGGCGCTGCTCTAACGCTTGGCGCTTAGCCTGCTCAGCCTGCTGCTGGTTGTTGGCCGCATTGCCTATTGCTGTCAGGTCGGCCTGGTGCAGGCCGGCCTGCTCTGCCAGTTGCTCGCCGTAGCGCCAGCCCTGGACCTGCCAGGCTGCTGCAGCACCAACGGCGCTCAGCAGGACGGCCAGCGCCACCGCGCCGAACAGCTTCCAAGCCGCCAGGCTCACGCCACCACCTTCAAGGCGATCGCGTACAGCTCCTCACGCTCGGCAGCGCCGCTCGGCACCTTGCCCTTACTGCCGGTGTTGATGACGCTGCCGATGTTCTTGATATCGCCTGCGTCGGCCAGGGTGTTCAGCCCATTTGTGGCCCAGTACCAGGCTGCCGACAACGCGGCATATTGCGGCTGGAGCAGCAGATCTGGATTACTGATCAGGTCCACGCCCAGCGCCTCGCCGCACTTCTTGTAGTTCGCACGACCAGTGATTTGAAGCAGAGCGCGCCCGCGGTATATCCAGCCATCGCCAGGCAGGGTGTTGCCCAGGCTCTTCAGCCCCCACGCGCCACCATAAATGCAGTTGGCAATGGCCTGCGGATTCGCGATTTGATTTGCGTTGCGGCCATATCGGCTCGCGTCAGCCAGACTGATACGCTCTCGACTGAACTTGGAAAGCAGCGCCTCGACCGAGTAGTTCAGGTTCTCGACCACTGACCTCAGGTGGGCGGACTCGTGGCCGATTTGGGCCAAGAACGCGGCGACCCGCTTTGGGGTGACGATCTGGTAGGCGCTCATGGCCGTGTTGAGGGCTGGAACAAACACGCCGGCTAGCGCTCCGGCGTTCGGGAGGATCTGCAGCAACTGCTGCTGGGTAATCGACATGGGTTTCTCCGGGCGAAAAAAAGCCGCTCAAGGCGGCTTGTGGTGTTCTTGATGTCGATCAGGCCGGCGGCGCAGGCCAGTCGATCGTCGCGGGGAAACCGGTCTGGGAAGAAACGCCGTTAACGGCTATGCGGTATTCCTTCCACAGCTTAAGGTTCGCCGTGTCATCAGCGGTGGCTGTGCCAAGATCGACAGCGTCTTGCAAAGGGACAACGCGCAACCCGGCTACAGCAAGCAGTGAGTCGCGCTGTGCGTTTGCTGCCGCAAGTACTTCAGCAGGTGTCGGCGTATTTGCGGCGGCTTGAGCAGCACTCGCTTCGGCATCAGTAATCCCAACGGAGCCCTCGGGCAAAATATACGAAAAAGCGGTATCGTCGAGGAAGTGAAGTCTATTATTGGCATCTTTGTAATATGGCATATTTATTTCCTTATCGAACTTCGACCCAAAGAGTTGCGCCATTCGTCACGTATGACTCACCGGGTAAAACTATAGCCGAAATACCGCCACCCCCCGCTGTAGGAGTGGAATACCAACTCGTAGGATAGTTCATAGCGACACCCCCAACTGTCAGCGTACCTGCTCCATTAACTGTATTAGACACAGCGTTTTGTAAATAAATCCAAATAGGACGCCCAGTAGTGTTGTAATAAGTCGTCCCTACTACCCGCGTAGTTCCGATAGTAAAAGTCTGTCGTGTCTGACCGACCCCGAAGCCGGACATATCGACTGCGTACCAGCCATGATCGCCGTTTGAAGCAAGAGTAATCCACGCTCCAGTCGGAACGGGGAACGTCGCATTTGCTGCTGGCAGCAGAATGCTGTCAGAGCCTGATGCAACAATTGTCATACCGCCCGCACCGTAGCTCCAAAATTTTATAGCCGTCTTTGGCGGCATCGTTGAAGCGAGCGGTAGCGTTACGTTGATTGTCGGCGTACTTGTGGCAACAATAAGGCCGCCCGCATGAGTTGCGGCAGTAAGCACAGTGTTCGAGGAGAGACCAAACGCCCAGCTAAACTGAAAACCAACTCCCCCAACAAACGCAGTAGTTGCAAGATTCGTCGAGCTATCGAACTGGGCCGGAGTTGCGCCGACGGAGTTCGGCAGCTGATCGAGCACGACGAGATCTGTACCGTCATATACAACGTCGGAGGTCTGTCCGCTCGCAATAATAGCTGGGAGTTTACCTCCGGCCGAGTTGTACTGTTTTAGGTTTTTCGCACCGAGCGCGGATACGTTCAGCGTTGGGGTTGCGCCGCCGGCTGCACTGAACGTCACTTGAAAGCGCTGGTTCGTCGCATACGCGGTGATCGCCGGTGTCGGCGTCAGCGTGAACGCTGGCGCAATCCCCGCAGTAGTGAACGCTGTAAGGACCTGCCCCTGAACAGCAGCAGCTAGCTTTTTCGGTGTGACCATCACCGTATCATCGACACCAGCATTTGTGAGCGCCTGCGTTGCGACCTTAACCCAACCGAAAGCCGTCTCTGTTGCCTGCCCCAAGTACGCCTGCAACTTCTGCAAAAGCTTCTTGGGCGTCACAGCCGTTGTGTCGTCGCTCCCCTCAATTACCTGGGGCCCAGTGGATAACTTCACTATACCCGCCGTCGTTTCCGTCGCAGCCGCGGGCTTAGTCTTTGTGACAATTATCTGAATTGCTTTCGCCAACTGCCCATTATCCCCCTCATCAGGAATCAGCGCAGCGTCCTTAATCACACCCAGAATCTCAGTGGTAACGGCATTCCCCCACTGAGCTGGGATTAACGATCCAGGCGTACCTGTCACCGGATTCTCATCTACAAACTTCCCACCGACCAAACCGACGTTCGGCACGCTCTTCGGAAAATCCATTATTCACTGTCCCCGTAGTTGATAAATTCCAATGTGTGAGCCGGCGCACTGCGCCGGATAACGCACTCAAGCGCGCTGCTCGGGTTGACGCCGAAGCGCTCCCCCCAGAAGCTGGCACCGAAGCGTCTACCCAGCCGGCGGCGCGGCCCGCTGTTGAGAGTCCACATGAACTGCACGCGCCAGGTCCCGAAGTTCGCGGAGCCAAAGCGCGAGCGCCCGAAGCGCGGCGCCCGGTGCTCGGTGATGCTGGACAGCGGGTAACCCTGCCGCACGGCGATATCGATGAAGTAGGCCCGGCTCTGGCCACCTGTTGCGGTCAGTCGCTCACGTACTGCCCGGCGCCGGTCCTCGAACACCGGCTCCAGGCCTAAGCACGGATCTGGCAGGCTCATGACCCGTTCCCAGTCCGGCACCATCTCGGTGACACCGCCCGGGTCCATCTCGTTGAGTAGGTCGAACGCCCGCGCTTCGATCCGTGCCAGCTCCTGGGAAACGCCGTTGAGTATCTGGTCGATCTCCGGCACCAGTTCCGGGTCCCAGGCCGGCCCGGCCGGCAGCAGGGTGCTCAGTTGCGCGCGGTACTGCGCCGCCGTTCTCAAGCCAGCCATATGCATTCACCGAAGGTCAGCAACTGGTTGGTAGCCGCGGGCACGTCGGCGATCGGTGATACGAGCTTGTGATCGAACTCCCCGGCCGTGCTGCTGATGGCCTCGGCGATATGGGTCAGCAGCAGCGCATCACCCAGGCCCGCCTCACGGTTGTGCAGGTCGCGCAATTGCGCTTCGACCGCAGCTCGTACAGCAGTGGTGTCCGGCGTGAGTCGAATGCTGTAGACCACCGGCTTCGGGACCGGCGCCAGCACGTATAGCTCGGCGGTCACCGGACGCAACGGCTCGATGTAAGCCTTGACGTCAGCCAACTGGTCAGCGTCCGGTATCGGATTGAGATCGTCATCACGCATGAAGAACACCGCCACGGTACCCGGCCCGAGGTAATTGCGGCGGCACCAGGCACGGGTGACACCCGGACATTCCAGCGCCCAGGTTTCGTAGTCATCCTTCGAGCCGCCGTGCGGGATCACCCGGTAGGAGCGCACGACGCGGGCCCGCAAGGATTCAATGCTTTCCTGGGCAACCCCACCGATCAGCCCCGGCGCCAGGACCGTGAAAGTGCTGGCCAGCCCCTCCACCGGCTGCACCAAGGTGAGCACCAGTCCTGCATCAGCGTTGCCCAAGGCCCCGGCATCAACCGCTTCGACGACGGCAGTGTTGGTGCCCGCCGTGGTAGTTTTGCTCAAGACGACTTTGTAGGTGCGGCCGTCGCTGGCCTGCGTCACGACTCCTACGTCCAGCACCGCCCCTGCCGCGGCTGTGAAACTGACGCTACCGCCGGCCGGCTGCGCCGCTTTTCGGGGCTGGCTCAACCGCAGGCTAGCGATGCGCTCCAGGGTTTCTTCATCGGCGGTGTCGGGGAGGATCTGTTCGGAGATCCAGTTCAGGTAGCCGTACAGGCCATAGGCGCTACCGCTCAGGGTACGCGCCAGGACCTGGGCATCGGAACGCCGGAGCGCATCGCCGGCGAGATCGCTCTGGGTCCGGCTGACCAGCACCGGCAGCGAAGGTGTATCAAACGGCATAGATCACCTGCCACAGTTGGTTTGAGTTGATTTCCAGGCGGCTGCCGGTGACAGCGGTGAGGATGACCCGCAGGTTCAGTCGGTTGACGTCGGCCTGCTCGCTCAGGATCTCGACATCAAGGACCTGGCCGTCATCAAGCAGCCACTGCAAGGCCTCGCGAGCATAGAACTCGGCATCCCGCCGGGTGGCCGCCGTGAGCTTGACGCGACGCAGCAACCACAGTCGCGAGCCGATACGGTCATCGGCGATGCTGGGGTAGCTGTCGCCCCACCAGCCGTAGCGCTCTTCGTCATTGATCAGGTCATCGGGGGAGGCCCGACGCCAGGTGAACAGGCTGATCACCACGGCTCGGACCAATGACGCTTCCAGGCTGGCGTCGATCATCCACCACCCCCGACCGGTGCACCGCTCTGGCCGTTGCCGGGCGCCACTCCACCGTGAACATGCTGAATCTGGCTGATGCCACCGGCAACCTGATCACCCTGGGAAACGATCTTCCCGGTCTGGGTGATTTGCGGCGTGTCGAAGTTCACCGCGACTCCGGCCTTGATGTTCAGCGTCTGGGTTTCGATATCGATGATGCGGCCACGCTTGAAGTGGATCTTGTCCCCCTCATCGGTGTAGATCGCCACCTCCCCCGGCGCCATCGACTGGATGCGGTACCGGCGGTCAGCGACCACCAGCACCACGCCATGGGAGCGATCGCCGCCGAGAAACGCGGCGAGCCCCTCGGCCCCGGCCAGCGGATTGCTGGTGAAGCCGTAGGGCTCGAAATGTTCCAGGCCATCCTTGACCTCGCCGGCGTAGAGCCGCATCTGCAGCGTCTGCATTTTCTTCACAGCGTCACCGAGAACAACAGTTCCACGCACAAGCAAATCCAAGAGGCTCATTCGGATGGTTTCCAATCAGCAGGGAGTAGGTATTCGAAGTTGTCGGCCTTGCCGCCCTTCTTTAATTTGCGATCCTTGCGCCGATCATGCGGCTCGGGCTCGAAACTGTCGGGCGGACCGACCACCATGGTTGCCACGGTACCGCTCTCACTGAGGGAGTACGTGATCTCGCCGATCAGCATGTCGCGATCGAAACCGATCAGCGGATCCCTGACGCGCACCAGCATGTTGTGCTTCCACAACGCGCCGTTTGACTGACGCCAGCCCCGCACCTTATAGGTGGTGCTCAGCGCCTTCCCCATCCGATTGCCACGCTCCCAATTGGCCCGTGCATTGACCAGCTCCGAGGTCATTTGCCCGGACTCTTTGATGATCATCACCCGCTTGCGCGTAGTGCGATCATCCGTGACCACCGCGGAGATCTCGGTGGTGGTCTTGCCAAAGTCTTCGTCGGTCCCCTTACGCTGACCGAGCACCCGGTATTCGGAGAAGACACTGGAAAAGTCCAGTCCAGCGTTACCATTCAGGATGTTCTTGCCGACTTCCAGAGCATCAAAGGCCCAGCCTTCACTACCGGGTTTCGCCAGCACCGCCATGCCGGCCGCGTCATCAGTTGAGAACACGCGGAACAGAGTCAACAAACGGTCGATGGACTCAAAGACCGTCTCCCCAGGATTGACGGTGTGATCGGAAACCTTGCCAGTTTCGGCGATCTCACTGCGCACCTTGATCTTGTAGGGTTCCGCCAGTGCACTGACGATCGTCAGCACACCCTGCCCGCTCCACTGGCCTGGCTTGTTCACCGCAGCGCAGTCGACCAAATCGGCGGTCAGCGAGCGACCAGATATCGACAGAGTGATTTGCTTGTCGTCATAGCTGATCGGCGTGGCAAACACCCAGCCCGTCAGCACCAGTTCGGCGGCAACAACACGTTGCCAATCTCAATACCCAAGCGAGTCACCCTGTTTTGCAGCAACTGCATCGCGTTCGCCGTGGTCGCCGATCGAGACGCGTACTCCTGCTCCATGGAACCTGTGTATTGGGTTACATCCCCCACGCTCTTGAAGTTTTTCTTCAACAGATCCAGGTTGGTCAGCATTGGTGCAATGGCTGCCACCGACTCGGTACCGAAAAGCTCAGTCAGCAAGCCCGCCTGCTTGGCAGGATCGACCTTGGCAATGCGCGCGAGCACGTTCTCGATTGTGCCCTGAGCATCCTTCTGCATACCTTTCGAGACTTCTTTTACGTTCAGCCGCAGTGATTTGAAGGCCTTTGCCTGCTGCTTGGTCGCTGATCCGCCCTTGGTGAGAGCCAGCATGAAGTTCTTCATGCCCGTCGCCGCGACCTCGCTCGGCACACCGACGCCCGCCAGAGTCGCGCCCAT